GGCCCAGATGTCGGTGCCGTCTATTGTGGTGGACAGCGACACCCAGATCAGCGTGACCAGAGCGGCGGACCCCGACGACGGTGGTTCTGCTATCACCGGCTACGACATTCGTATCTCGACAGACGAAGTGGTGTGGACGGAAAGTGCAATGACTGGCCCGTCTGAGGTATTCACTGCGCTCGCAACTGGAACCTTGTACTACGTCCAAACTCGGGCAAACAACGCCATTGGCAACGGTCCTTGGTCACTGTCTGCTTCGGCTACACCAGCAGCCGCATTCGTCCCTACTCTCACATTGGATGCGTGGGACGAAAATACCGATACCGCCGACTTGACCAGCAATGTTTCTGGGCCGGGCCATTACATTGTCCACACGTTAGGCACGACCTACACCGCAGTACAGATCGACGGTGCAACGGTAGCCGGTGACATACTTCTTGCCGGGTCGGCTGGTGAGTTCATTGCCGATGTACCTGCACAAGACCTCGTGATCGACACCACGCCGCTGACTGACGGAACACAGTACGAGTTGTCTGTTGTAGTGGATTCCGGCCCCAACGGCTATACAAACGTTGTGCGTCAAACATTTACGGCAGGTGCAGGTTACACCGAAAACCCGATCACACTTAACGGTACAAGTTACCTGCAAGGCACATCTGCGATACCTAACACCTACAACCGGCTCGTGTTCTTTGCTTCGATGTCCGCGTCGTCAGATACTCGCCAGAACCTGTGGTCAACCGCCGGAACGAGTGAAGGACTTTACGCGAGTTTTACCACGTTGGCAGGCAATGTGCAGCCACGCCTGAACCTCTCAAACACATTAGGTGGAACCGCTGCTTTTATAGGTGGCGGACCTATTGCGGTAAATGAGCGGTTCCATATCTGGGGCACCGCGTGGATACAGGGCACGACGATCAACGCGGAATTGTACGGGTGGGACGAGACTAACACGACACCAACCCTGTATGGCGCTGTGTCGGAAACCGTTCCGGCAGGCGGGTTCTTCAATCTGGAAACACAAGCGTTCCGGTTATTTAGCCGTTCAGACAGCGTGAGCCATATTCCGTCTGGCACATTCTACCGCGCTTCTTTATGGGGTGACGCTGACGGCGAGGCATCCGGTCGTCGAATTGACTTCGGGGTAGCGGGCAATCGTGACTTGTTCGCCAACGGGGCAAGCCTAGTGGACCCCACCACTGCGCAAACGGAGTTCTCAGCCATGACGCCGATCTTCGACGTGTACGGTCCCGCCAGCCGCCTCGGACTTACCCCGATCACTCAGCCCGCTGGCACAATCGACATCAATCCCGTGGGAGGCTTCTAATGCCTTTAACACTTCGTAAATCAGTGTCACTGCCAAGTATGGGCACTGTCCCCGTTACCGTGGAGGTACAAGATGGGGCTATCGCACCCTGCGCCGCAGTTCTAAAAGCCGGAATAACCGGACTTGATACTTCATTTACCGATGATTTTTGGCCGGTACTAAACGAGACTTACACCGGCATTTTCAACCCGTGGAGACACGGCCTGTTTTTCGAGTGGACGTTCCCAGAACTGACGGGCAATTTTGAAAAACCGCGCTTGGTCAAAGAGCACGCGGCTAAGGGGTATTACATCGGCTCCGAAATTGCGGTTGTATTTCCCGAGCAAGATGATCGTGTTCCGGGGTACACGGATTACACTTGGCAGTTGAAGGTGACCGACCCTTACGATGGCAAGGTCGGCACTGCAAGTGGCACGATCCGGGTGTTCAATCCGTATACCAGTGCAACACGAATCGTTCTTGTAAACGTAGACGGCGATAACGGCGTGGGCGCGTTTGAAGCCTTCGACCGTACTAATTTGCCGGGTGTGACAATAACTGAGAGAAATCTTGGCCCCGGCGAGCGTTTAGACAATAACAGCACCATCATCACTGATTACGCGGCGGAAGACAACGTTCGGTGGCTGTTGAAAGGATACGACACCACCGGAGGAACACTGAACCCAACTTATGACGTCCGTGTCCAGATTAACGATACTGCTTTCGGGTCAAATCCGTTCTTCGGAGCGTACGGCACAGGTAAAGTTCGTCTTGTTCGGTCTAACAACAGTGATCCATGTTACGCTGCGCAGGGTAACACGGATGTGACGACCATGTGGGGACTACGTGTAACTCGGCAAGAATATATTGGACCTGTTATTCCAGAGACCACTATTCTGATTGAAACAGGAGAGTTTTCCAACGTCGAGGCAGCGGTGTTCAATATGGACGCAGCAGGCGGTGTGTGGTATCTAATTCATGATTGTGCGGTTCGTCGCAACACCGGTTCTTTTGTGTTTAAGCAAGGTGGCGGCAGCACTAGCCCCTTCCGAGTCACCGCATCTGAATGCGAAATGACGGATGCCGTAGCGGAATACTCTTTCCTAATCGGGGACAATGACTTAAGTATAAACGGAGGATTTCACGCCATTGGCTGTGCGTTTATTGATGCTACAGACAAGCTCAAACCAGATTCAGCCCACCAGTCTATTATTCGGTGTAGTCGTGTAGACGAAATCATCATCACGAAGTGTGAAGTATTTTTCAACAAGATATCGGGCTCGCAGTCTTCCGGAAAGCTTGGAACCACGAGCAAGAACGGCGTGTCCATTAACGTGACTCTGAATCGCATCGAGGCGTCCCAAAACGGCTGGTCATTAGGCTGGACGAACGATTTCTTCGTCGAAAGCAACGCTTATATCGGCTTCAATCTGTTCATCTGCCCGCCATACCAGCAAACTGTTTTGTATCTGTCGGGGGAGGGCGTGACTTTCGTGAACAATTATGCCTTTCACCCGGCGTGGGGTCTTTCTGATGGGTCCGGGGACTCAATTTCTCAAGGAGACGATAACTTTTCGTTACGAAATTTTGTGTCTTGGGAGTTCAATAGGGGACGCAGGGGACCGCGAATTGGTTTCGTTGGGGCACCGAATACAATTGCCGGGAATACTCTTGTATCTTTGCTAACCTCGGCCCAGCATGGTACCAGCCTTAACAGAGACGTTTTGCCGGAAATAATTACCGTGGTTACCCTGCGTGACAATACCGTAGGATTAACGTTCGAAGACGGCTCTACCATAACAACCACCACCCCCACACCCCCGACGACGGACATAACACGGTTCAACAGTACCAATGTTGTCCACGCTCCAAGATATACTGCGGAAGTAGGCTCTCCGACTGTGGATCGTGACCCAATATACGATGGCTTGATTGCCGACGATACGGTGTCGTCTACCGGTGAGCCCGTTCTTGTGGATGTGGACGATGCACCGCTTACGCCCAGAACAACAACGCTGCGCCTTTCTGACCCTGATAACGGGTTCCCGGCTGGGGTTAATACCGAATTGGATATATCCAGTGTGGAGGTACCAGCACCGTATCCAAGAAGTGGATCATCCGCTGACCGGGCCGGTCGGGCGGTCTACCCGCACCTCCCCCCTCTTGATTTCCTGCTTCGACCTGTAGGCCGGAACAAGTCTGACGGTGTGCTGGAAGTTGAGAATGGAGGTAACTACGTATCTCAATAACTTTTGTTAAACGGTTCCATATGAACGCATAGTACCGCATGGGGGTGACTTTTGTTGTTTTATGTGTTATATTTGGATTGCAATAATCGGAGTCTACCATGGCCTATAAGCGTGTCTATGCCCCTACAGGCGAACCTTTTGATGTCCCAGAAACTCGGTCAAACGAACTTATTTTACAGAATGGTTGGACACAGCAACCGCCGGTAATGGATAAGGAAAAGCCGCGCCGCACCCGTTCTCGGCCAAAGTTTGAAGAACCAAAAGTTTCTTCTGCTCAAGAGTCCTCGGAGGATTGATGTCAAGTAGCCAAGATTTTGGTGGAACTGGAACCGCTTTTGTACTATCAGAGCTACGTGACCTCAGAAAAGGTATGGAGGCGATGGATTTGGTTATTAGGCAGGCTATAGACAGCGTACGCGCCGATATGAAGGAGTTGTCGAGGCACGTTGACCAATCCCAATTTACCACAAACACTACACAAACACAACTTGAATTGGTTCAAGGCGAAGCCAAACACATCCGCGAGGATTTGGAATCCCTGAAAACAGCCATTCACAGCGAAAAAATTCGAAATGATTCCGCGTGGACTGGGCCAAAGAAGGTGGCAATGATCATCGGTTCTCTTGGGTCAATAGCTGTGGCAATACTGGCAATACTGAATTTCGGTCCGCAGTTGGTTCGGCTGCTTTTCGGCGGACCGTAGTATCAATAAATCCCTGATTCCATAACACCGAGCCCGACTCGGTGAACAATCTCTCTTGCTTAAAGGATAGGCGAATGACCCACGACGGGGACTCGGATAACCGCCCAAAATCCGTTAGACGCCAACAAAGGAAACAGGCTAAGGAAATCAGACAGTTACGTAGAAATCCAAAGCCGATAGAAGCCAGAACGACCACCCAGAAGGAGTATATCTGTAGTCTTCACGAAAATGAACTAACGTTTGGTGTAGGACCCGCCGGTGTTGGAAAGACTTACGTACCTGCGCGTGTTTTTGGTCAGATGATTTCATCTGGAGATATCGATAAAATATACCTGTCTCGCCCGCCCGTAGCAAAATCAAGGCACCGAATGGGATTTCTACCCGGCACTGAAGTAGAAAAAACAGCACCGTGGATTGCCCCCATATATGAGGGGATAAAAGATTCTATGTCCGTAAGCGATTTTGATCGGCTGTGTAGAGAGGAACGAATACATGTTGTTCCGTACGAATTTATGCAAGGCCGTACTTTTAGCAACGCCGCGTGGATCGTCGATGAAGCAGAAAATCTTGATCTGGACGACTTCTATATCACATTGACCCGCCAAGGCGAGGGTCTCCGCGCAGCTATTTGTGGGGATATCCAGCAGGCCAGAATAAACAATAGTGGGCTAAAGACTGTAATCAAAATGGCTGAGAGTCAGGATATGGAGGGAATAGGTATTGTTCGATTTGGGGAGGAAGACGTCGTAAGATCGCGTCAGGCACGGCAGTGGGTAAAAGCCTTTAACCGCATCCCCTTGTCATATGAATCAAATTGTGCTAATGATGCCGGTGAACCTAGTTTTGAACTTCCAGAATTTATCCGTCGGGACAACTAATGGCAATTGTATTCGAAGTGGAAGATGGCACCGGCAGCGCCAGCGCCACTTCCTATCTTAGCACGGATGAGGCGACTGACATCCTTTCTGTGAATCCGGTGTTCACAGCTTCTTGGATTGGATTGACACCAACAGATCAAGAAGGGCTTTTGATTTGGGCGTCTCAGTATTTGGATCAACACGTTGATTGGTATGGCGTAAAAACGGTAACTGACAGCGGTTTGCGCTGGCCTCGATACGGAATTTATGATCAAGACGGCGATCTGGTATCAGACGACATAGTCCCGGCACAAGTAAAACAGGCTACGGCACAGCTTGCTATATTCCTACAAACGAGTAATTCCGCGCGAAGTGGCGGGGAAACAACAGTTATTCCTGAAGGCATCAAGAGGGTAAAGGCTGACGTTGTTGAGGTAGAATTTGTTGATAACGCGGCAGGAGATTCGCGTTCAGGCTCTGATTTGCTTCCCGTAAACATTCGATACCTTATATATGGCCTTGGGCACATTCGGACAGGTAAACGAAGAATCGCTAGAGCCATTCGATAATGCTAAAAAGTTTGCTAAAAGACCAAGTACAAAAAGCTTTCGGAATCTTGGACCAGACCGACGGATTAGCGCCAACTGGGACCTTTTTTCGGATGGTGGCCAGCACCTATGACACTGCGACTGGTAGGGTAATTAACACGGAAACAGCGTACTCCGATGTTCCTATGGTGTTTGCGTCGTACAAGTCCGAAGAAATAGATGACAGTGAGATTGTAACAACTGATCAAAAGGTCATAATCGCCGCAAACGACCTTCCAGTGGTTCCTAAAGTTCAGGATAGGGTGTCTGATCCAAGCGGCGAGGAATACATGATTATGGACGTAAAGGGTGTTCCGGGCAAAAGCCTTTGGAGGCTTCAGGTGAGGAAAACGGAATAAGTGAAAAACGTTGTCACCAACTCCAGACAGCTAAATTCCGCGCTTGACTCCTATGTTAAACGGTTTGAGCGCCGTTTTCGCGTACGTGTCCGAATGCTAGTCAACGAAGGAATGCGCAGACTCCTTCGTCGAACCCCTGTAAACACTGGTCAGGCCGCAATGAATTATGTTGCATCAGTCGGGCATCCGGTCCTTTCAAATAACTCCGGCTTCACACCCGTAGAAGCAACAAACAAACTTCCTTTAGGTTCCGAGCGATTGCGGCCAGCCGCTGAGCAAGAATCAAAGGCGACTTTGGCACAAGTGGATTTCTCAGACCCATTTCGGGTTTTTTGGATAACAAACGCCACGCCGCACATATCTGGCCTTGAATCAGGCGAACTCCCTAGTTCCCCCTATCGTCCGCGTTCTCCACAAGGAATGTTTGGTGTTACGTTACAAGAACTAATCACTATACTTGAGACGACAAAATTATGACACCGAAATTTATATCGTTCGTGGAGACCCTTTTTTCCGCCGATTTTTTGGCAAACCACCCTAATGTTCCAATCGAATTCCCAAATTTTACAGTAACTGATGAAGTTTCTGCTTTTGTCTCAATTCACGTACTGGCATCAGAAGACGTGTTCCCTATCAACCTTGGAATTACGGCTAAGTCTAGAAATGTAGGATTAGTTCAAGTAGATGTGTACACCCCAAAAGACACAGGCGCTGGACAGGCCAGAGAACTGGCTTACGCCGCTGGAAATGTATTCAAAAGGAAAAATTTTTCAGTAGATTCTGAAGGCACTGTTGTGTTCAAGGACCCATCGATACAAGACCGTGGACAGGAGCGCGGTCACCAAAAATACATGATGCGTGTTCCTTACCGATACGATTTCACAGATTTTGCTCCTTGATGGGTTTTACCGTTTTATTTGACCCGTTTTACAGACATCTCTTGACTTTTTGCAGATTATTGAGTAGTGTTTCGACACATGGCGTAATCCGTTTTCGCCTATCTCATGAGATAATTCAGGGCGGCGGAGCCTCCCTATCGACAACTAGGAGACCGTCCTTTGGCATTCGCTGATGCAAACCGCGCACAGATTCGATACATCGAGGAAACCACTTTCGGCACAACGCCGGGAAGCGGTACCACCCGCGAAGTACGCTTAACTTCATCCTCTCTAACAGCGAGCAAAGAAACCATTGTTTCTGATGAACTCCGCTCTGACCGAATGGTTTCGGACATTGTTGAAGTTGCCGCTTCTTCGGGAGGTGATATTAACTTTGAATGGTCGTCCGGACCTCAAGACGAGTTTCTTGCGGCGTTCCTATTGAACGAGTGGACTCGCCCCATGACGATGGATTTCGTTGAGGGAATCTCTCTTTCGATTACGGCGAACAACGAAATCACCATCTATGGACGAGACGTAACGCCGCTTTTTGTTGTTGGTCGTCGCATCAAGTTGGCCGGATGGCCTACTTCTTCTAATGACGGTTACTACGAAATTGCCACGTCTACGACCAGCGGCGCAGACACCGTTATCACTGTTACCGCCTCGACTCTTACCGCTGAAACGGGTGTGGCTGCGACGCGTGTTTTCGACGCCAACGATGTAATCATTTTGAACGACACAACCATCGCTCTTACGGCCTCCGGCCTAGACGGCGGGGGCGGCGATCCGTTTGCTGCCGCAGTGGCTGCGGGACAGTTTGTCCTTGGTCAGAAGATTTATGTAGACGTTGGCGTTTCGGCTGGTAACACTGGGTACTACACCGTCACGTCGGTTGGGGATGATGCCATTGGCCTTTCTCCGGCTCCGGCGGGCCTTGTTGCAGGGACCGCGACCACGATAAAAGGCTCCCACGTGAGAAACTCCGCTATCGATGCCAACATTCAGCAGCGGTTTTTCTCTCTGGAAACGGCATTCCAAGACATCGGTCAGTACATGCTTCAGGACGGCATGGTAACAGGCACGTTCAATATGGAAATCGGCACCGGAGCTGTTACCGGAACCCTTGGGTTTCAAGGCCGCAGCACCACAATGAATCAGACTACAACGCTGGGTGATGCTGGAACCTACACGGTTCTGGATTCTCAGCCGGGGGACGTTGTAAACGCAACCACCGACGTTGGAGACCTTGTCAAGGACGGAACACCGTTGTTGGCATGCATCCAGTCCATTTCGTTGAATGGCGAAGCCGGATTGCGTATGCAAAACTGTGTTGGAGAAAAATTCCCACGTGGTATTGGTACTGGCCGTTTCAATCTGACCGGGTCTATGACCGTTTACTTCGAGGATGAAGAACTGTTCGACGATTTCATCAATCACAGCACGACTTCTCTAGAATTCTCGATCACAGACCCAGAAGGTATCTCATACTTCTTCAAGATTCCTTCTCTGAAGATTTCTCAGAACGAAATCGCGCCCGGTGGTATTGACCAAGACGTGCTCGAAAACATCGAATTCACAGCGTTCCGCGATCCTACCACCGACACGATGTTTCAAGTAGATCGGTTCTCCCCGGCTTGATTTTATCTAGTTAGGGGCGCAGACTCCCCTAATACTATACCCGACATCTCGTATATCGAGATTGCCATGGCAAGGGGTGTGGTTAATTGTCGGGGTTGGCCACACCCCCCCCCTTTCCCTTCAAGGTAGTTACATGACTAAGAAAACTTCCGACGGCACTGTTAAGACAAACCTTCACGCCATTTTTGGGACCGACGAGCGTCTTGAAGAGGGCGGCGCTTGGGTCACTGTAAATGAAATATACAAGCTGCGCGTTAAGGTGCGGCGCCTGCGTTCCGATGCTGTGATAAAGGGGTATGACCGCGTCTCTCGCGAAGTGCTCGACGAAAAAAAGGTCCGTCGTCCAGAAGATTTGACGAACGACGAATCTATGGAAATTTTGAAGAGACAACTCGCAGAATACGTCATCGTCGATTGGGAAGGTGTCTATAATTCTAATACCGGGGAAGAAATTCCTTACTCCAAAGAAGCCGCGCTTGCAATGATGGAAATGAAAGATTTCCGTGAGTTCATATATCAGGCCGCGAGCGAGCGAGACGCTTTCCGAGAACAGGCGGATGAGGAAGCGGAAAAAAACTAATAGAGTTCCTGCGTTGGACCCTGTCTTCCCCAGTAAATGCTGTTGAGAAAGACAAGTTCCTAGATTCTCTGGAAGCTGAAGACAATCCAAAGCTGAAAAAAATGCGCGAAATGCGTGCAGCCAAGGAAAAGTCCGGCGAAAAGCAGAGGAAAAAGCAGGAACAAGCCCCACACCTTTTCCCTGACTTACATTGGGTCTGGCGAGCTTACTGCTTTCTCTCAGACCAGCGAAGCGTAGGCCCTAACGGGCCTGTGCCGATAACTGTAGAAGCGATGGAATCCTACATTCGGATGTCCAATCGTTACGAGTATCCGTACGTTCAGCAGGTTATGAGGTTTATCCCAATTCTTGATAGAGAATATTTGTCTGACTTCTATGAGAAGCAGAGAAAAGATATGGATAAACAGAAGAAAAAAGCAGAAAAAGTCGGCGTATCCCGAGGTAACAGGCGGTAATGGCTGAAACACACGAACTTCGTTTGCGTATTAACGCGGCTGCCGCGCGTGCCGGTAGTCGCGAGTTCGTGGGGGCCATAGAGCATGTAAAGCGTGCCGTACTGGAGCTTGAGCGCACAAGCGACGGTGCATTCAAGCGTCTGAGCAAAAATGCAAAGGACGCCGCAAAAGCAGCAAAGGTAAACATTAGTCCTGTAAATCGATCCACTCTGCGTGATATGGATCGGTTCATTCGGACACAGTCCCAAATAATTCGAAAGAATGCCGCTTCTCGGCGCGGTATATCCGGCCTTCTAGAGGGCTTGTCGAATGTCGCGTCTGGATATGTTAATGCCAAATCTACCGGAGATGCATACGCGAACACGCTTCTTCGGATGAATGTTGCTTTGGCCCGTCAGGGCCAGCTCATCAAAACAACGGCAACCCCTATAGCAGCGCGCCCCGCGCGCCCCACATCAGGTGGGACCGATCCAACAATAGCGCGCAAGTCAGACGCTCTTGACCGCCAGAGAAATCTGGCTGTTTCCATCGCGGCGGCAATGCGTAAGGCTACCGAGGAAACTGCACGACTTAGCGAGCGCATGAGGCGTTTGGGGGATGTCAGGGGTATCGCGGAGCTTAATACGTCTCTCAACGTATTCCGCTCCCAAGTGGGCAGCGGAATAAATAGCGCGTCTCGTCTGCGGGTTGCGGTTTCTCAATTCGGTGATTCTGCCTCTAAAGCGAAGTTAAGCCTCATACAAATGGAGGGGGCAAAGCGCCGCTCTTCCGAAGCTGCTCGGGTGTTGGCGGCGCGAGAGCGTGACGCTTCTTCAGAAGCCCGTCGTCTAGAAAGGGAGATGCGATCTGTCGCTGGCGCGTCTAGCGCCGTTACGCAAGCTTTCCGCCGAGCTACGGGGTCCATGCGGGGGCTGGAAAATGCCTTTAGCGGTACCTATCAGATAGGCTCGGCCTTCCGCGTTCTTCTGGGAACGATCACCTTTGGTACGTTCATAAGAGAAATGTACCAAGCAGGCGCTACTTTGCAGCAATTCCGTGTAACCATGGAGGTTGCTACGGGGTCTATACAAGGTGCAGTAGCCCAGATGGACTTCGTGGACGGCATGGCCCGAACGCTTGGTACCAGCCTTCGTACGGCGCGTGACGACTTCTCTAAATTCGCTGTTTCTGCGAGCTTGGCGGGAGTTGAAACAGCAACTGCCAGAGATATTTTTCGGTCCATTTCTCAAGCCATGACGGTTATGGGTCGAGGGGCGGAAGACCAGCGGCTTGCGTTCTTGGCCCTCGAACAAATGCTTTCGAAGAACGTCGTGTCTTCTGAAGAACTGCGTCGCCAGTTGGGCGAACGGCTACCGGGTGCCGTCAACCTGATGGCTCGTGCCGTCGGTGTCAGCACACAGGAACTGAACAAGCTCCTGAAAGCTGGTGCACTTATTTCTTCTGAAGTTTTGCCGAAGTTTGCACGAGAAGTTGACGCTGCGTTTGGTCCGGGTCTTTCCGCTTCCCTAGAACGCGCGCCCGCTGCGTTAGGACGTTTTCGCAATGAATTGGAGTTCTTCATGGCATCGGTCGCGGATGGCGGCTTTATGGATGCCATGGCACAAGGACTAGACGCCCTGACAGAAGCTCTTCGTTCAGAAGAAATAAATGCCGTGGCGAAAGCTCTGGGCGCCGGTATTTCCGATCTAACCCAAATAGTCGTTGATTTTTCTAAGTCTTTTGTAGGCAATATTGAAACAATTGGTAGGGTAGCAAAGGCAGTAATTGGCGGTTTGATTGTCCGTCAGGCTATACTTATGGGCAATGCCCTGATAACTAGCAGCAGCAAATTCCTAATCGCTTTCAATCAATTGTCAGCCAGCATGCAGGCGAATACTGCGTCTATCCAGACGAACAATGCTGCAATGACTGGTAATTCACAAATCCGTAGATTGTCTACTACGCAGATTTCTGCGGAGTCAGCCGCGATGGGCGTAAATACCCTTGAGCAGGGCCTTAACACGGCCTCTGCAAACGCAAACACCGTGGCTCAGACACGCCTTGGACGAGCTTTTACTTTTGCTGGCGGTTCTGCCGCCGCTGCTGGGCGCCGTCTTACGGCCATGTCTGTGATTTTTAGCGGACTGGCCGGTCCGTTGGGCCTAGCTATTACATCGCTCTCTTTGATTCCTGTACTGTTCTCAGATACCGGAAATGCTGCTGACGAAATGGCGCGGAGATTGGACGCGGCTATTCGGCGTTCTGGGGCTTCCCTCGAAAAGTTTGAAAGACAGGCCGCTAAAGCTACCAGCAGCATGCGGCTTCTACAGACTCTAAATGATATACGCACCCTAGAAGACGCGGTATCAAACTTTCGACGCACGTCGGAATCCGATATAAAGGCACTGTCTGAGGCGTTCCGACTTCTTGATCAAAACCTGACGCTTGAGTTCAACAGGGCAGCGCCACAGACGCAGATTCTGGAATCTCTTTTTGGCACGGACGCCGTACTCGCGCTCAACAACATCAGTTCCGCCACAAAATCCACCATAAAAGATGTCATGGATGCGGCACTACAGGCCATCAATACTGGAAGGGGTTTCGTAAATCTTCGGGAACAGATTTCTAAGACCATTGCCTTAAATCCTTCCACCGAAAGCTTGCTGCGTCCTTTGATGGACATGACCGAGACACTGTATCTTGCGGAAGCTGGTACGGCAAGGCTGCGCATGGGCTTGGTCGATGTGTATGGTACCGCAGATGAGCGCCTCATCAAGTCTTTTGCCGATACTGCCCTTTCGGTGGTGAAGACCGGTGATGGTGTTGACGATTTGCGCCGACGCATGCAAAGCATGGCCGCAGATGCACCACATCTTTCCAAGCAGTTTGCTCAGGTTTTTGATGAAGTAGTATACGCACTAGAAAATAACATCGGCACTGACGCATTCGCGGCATCCGTAATTACGCTTTTTGATGCCAGCGTAAACTCAGTAGAGTCTTTGCGGGATTCTGCGGCAAACGCAGAAGCAAGCGTTGTTTCTGCCTCTGATGGCATGTCTAAAGCCATAAACAATTTTACGGAAACGGTTCTGACAAACCACGCCGCAATGCGCGCGTTCGGCTCCGGCGTGGCAAGAGATATTGCTGAAATATCCAATCAGGTCACACAGTTTGAAGATTTTCAGGTTTCCCCGGATCGGGCAAATGCCGTATTCTCTGGATTCCAGTTTCCCACGGAGCAAGCCAAGGCATTTAGTGAACAGATAATTGACCTGTTCTCAGCGCTTCCTGAAGGATTACAAACATATCAACAGCTTAACAACCTTTTTGCGCAATCAACAGGACCACATCCGCGTGGTGTTGAAGAATTTACAGACACGCTTCGGGACTCTTTGAAGGTATCGAAGGATACATCGTTCGGCTTGTCTGACTATATAGATAAGCTGGAAGAGTTCCGCGCCACCACAACGTCCGCCGCCGCAAGAGAGCACATCGACAACCTGATAAGGCAGGCTGAAGCATTGCGTGTGGCAGAAGTCGCGCAGCAGGCGGCAACGCACGCTCTCGAAGATACCACGGCAGCGATGCGTCAGTCCGCTGCCGGTACGTCTGAGGCGACGTCTTCGCTGAAACTATTTTTGGACTTGTGGGACAAGGTAGGAAAGGTTACAGAAGATTCCCAGAGCACGCTAAAAGCGGCTATGAGAACCTCTTTTGAAGAATTCGATCTTTCTAGATTCTCTGGTGCTGATGCTGATGTAGCCGGATACTTCGCCAGCTTTGGTGAAGGCGGCGGGTTGGTTGCAGAAGCGCGTGAGCAAGTCGAAACTCTTCGGGAAGAGTTTAGAACATTTTCCAGCACTCCGGGGGCGGCGTTGCTTCCTCCCGGAGCACTGTCTGATCTAAAGAAGCAGATCGATGATCGGGAGCGGCAGATTGATCGCTTTGTTCGTCAGCAGGGAGTGATGCTGCGCGCGCAGAGCGCCGGAACAATTGATGCGTCAGATAGCGCCCTGACAAAAGCCATTATGGAAGTGACAGATGCTCTTCCTGACTTCTCTTACGCAACACAGCGTGTTGTGGATGAGACCCTAAAGGCAGCAAAAGCCGCATCGAAGAGCGGTGGCGGGTTTATTGAACTCCGTGCAAAGATTGAAAAAGCACTGCTTGATACTCCCACTGCGCGCCCGCTTTTGGATCAGTTGCAGTCAGTAATAAACTATTTTGCGAATACTGAGGAATCGGCGGCGAAAGCCCGTATAAGTGTGAATGGACTTCTTGACAACACTTACGGAGACCGCTTGGCGGGTTCGTTCGCACGGCTAGGCGCCCGTGTTGTCACTGGCACTGCTTCGGTGGAAAAACTACAAGAAGAGTTTGACCGAATGGTTGATCAGGCGCCGCACCTAGAGCAGCGTCTAAAAGCTATATTTGTTGAAGCAATGAAAGCGCTAGAGTCTGGGGACGAGGCTCTGTTTTTGTCGCGTGTGGTTAATGTTGTAGATCAGGCCGGTGCCCAAATGGCGCGGCTTCGCCGAGAAGCGCAACTAACCTCTGCCGCCGCCGATGATGCTGCCGTACGGTTCTCAAACGCTTTCCGGGATGTTACCGTCGCCATCACAAAGGCCACATCCGATGACGTTCAGATAAACACTGGCATTACCGATCAAGACATATTCTTGTTGAATCGGGCGACGGATGCGTTCAAAAAGCTCGACACGGCTACTGTAACCATTCAGGACGTCGCCAACGCACTGGAATCGACGACATTCCCGTCGCGTGCGGCGCGGGAATTTGCTTCGGAACTTAGCGCACAGTTCTCCGCGCTTCCGCAGGCTCAGCGCAACTATGAAAACTTCAACAAGCTCCTAATAGAGGTAGGCGAGTCTTTCCCAGAAGTCGCTGCGACGGGGTTTGCCGATAGCCTGAGACAGCAGGTATTTGCGAGCAGTTCTGCCGGGACCGCAACCGCAGCGTACATACAGCAGTTAAGCGCCCTGCGCAACGCTACACCTATTCCAGAACTGAAGGACTACATTCAGCGCCTTATGGACGCTGCGGAGAGAACGCGCGACGCGGATCGAGCCGCTGGTGAGGCAGAGGGCGCGGTTCGCGCCCTAGGAAACGCAGCAGCCCTTGCAGGCACACAAGCAGCAAGCGCGAGCGGAATGTTCAAGTCCATGGCTGAAGCGGCTGCTTCGGCCTTTGGCGCGGTGGCAAACATTCAGGCAGAGATCAGCACTTCTCTTAGCGACGCATCCAACGACGTTCTTCGCCAGATCGAGATAGCCGGAATGTCGGGGCGCGAGGCTGCCGTTGCGCAGGCACAAGATCGGCTTGAAAAGCAGATAGATGCCAAGATAAGATTGGCCCGTTCTGAGCTTTCAGATTTCGCTCCCGGCTCCGCCGAAGGTGCCGCCGCGCGCAGCCGCATTGCTGAGTTGGAAACTGAGCGAGAACGTATAACGGAAATAGCGAACCTATACGGTGTTCTGTATGATGTCCGCCAAGAAAATCAAGGCGGCGGGGGCGGCGCCAACGACTTGAACGAACAAGCCGCTGCACTTAAAACTTTGGTAGACGGGGTTAAGTCACACGTGCATGCTATGCACGCCCAAAGTGCTGCTTATGCATTACTGGCATCCCGAACTACAAGCTCTGAAACAGCGGCTCAGCTTCTGGGTGAGGCTATGGCAAGCGGCGTGGAGCTTACACAGGCACAAACCACTGCGATAATTGAACAAGCCGAGGCGGCGGAGCTACTAAAAGAGAAGTTGCAGAGCTTGGCAAATGATCCGGTCAATGACTGGATTAACAGTGTTCCAAACTGGATAGAAGCCGGACAGAAGATAGAAGTGGATGTTCTGGACAGTCTCAGTGATTCCATATCTTCATTTATCAAGACCGGAGAATTTGATTTCCGTTCTTTCGCTTCGTCTATTGTAGACACAGCGGCTGATCTGTTGGCCGATGCATGGGTTAAACAGCTTGTTTCTTGGATTGGAGGAAATACCTCCGGAGACGGTATCGGCGGGTTTGGCTTAGGGGCTTTCCTTGGTTTCGGTAATGGTGGAGGAAACGTCCCGCCTGCGAACATGGGAGAGGGCGCGCAAGTAAGCGCTGGTATCGTTTCCGGCGGACAGCAAGTAGCTGCTCTTCTGGAACAGGCACTTATTCGGGGCGGGCAGACTGCTGCTCAAAGCCTGTCTGCGTCGTCTGCTGCATCTGGAGAAATCGTATCCCAGAACGTCCAAATGGCGTCCATTCGTGCAGGCAGTTCAATATCTTCTAGCATGGCTGTCGGCGGCACAACTGCGGCATCCCAAATATCCACACAGATGGGCGCTTCAGGAAGCACGGTTGCCAACCAAATCTCAACCAAAATGCAGACCGCCGGTGCCCAAGTTGCGGCGCAGATAGGGGCGGCTACCGGCGGCGCTAAAAGAAGCGGTGGCTTCTTGGGGGGTCTTTTCGGTGGAGGTGGTATGGGTCCTCTAGGCGCCGTTCTGGGTCTGGGCGGGCTTTTGATGCCACTGATGGGCTCCACACCCAGAACATCTAGCGTACCTTCTTCTCCAAAAAAGACTCCCAATCAAATCTACTACAATCCAGATAGTCTGCCCTCCCCGAACGCTGGGGGCTTGACTTCTGGGGCGCCTTCTGGTATGGGTGGCTCTATTGGCGGCAGTCCCGCAGAATCTGCGTCCAATGTATCTATTGGAGATATTTCCGTAACCGTAGAAGGCAATGTTTCGTCTACGGAAGACGCTCAGACTCTGGCGGCGGCGGTTGGACAACAGATCGAGATGGTCGTCGATAGAAAACTTTCTGATGGTCTCCGTTACGGAGGTCGATTTAATCCGAGATAATTATGGCAGTCTTTCCGGACATTCCCCCAGATTTTGATACGAAACGGACAAAAAATTTTCGGGTTCTATCGGCTCCATTTGGTGACGGGTACAGCCAAGTGGTGGGGGACGGCATAAATACACAAACAGAAATGTGGAAAGTCTCTTTTTCTGACCGACCTCGGGCGGAGATTCAGCAAATCGTTTCCTTTTTGGATTCTGTTGGGGCCGAAACCGCTTTTTCGTGGACTCCGCCTTACGAAGCGTCCCCTAGATTGTTTCGTCTTGTAGGGGATTACGTTGAGGAATACATTGGATTTGACGCTGGTTCCGTTAAATTCGACATCAGCGAGGTGTACGCATGAGTATTCAGTCAGATGTCCAAAAACTAGAGCCCGGTGCACTTGTTTCCCTGTATACGCTGGATACTACTCCAATATCCGGAACTACCATAGTTCGGTTTACTTCGGGAAGGTATGGGGATTCCGACGTTGTCTTGGGCGGTTTGTCTTACACCCCGATGGATGTAGAGGTTTCTGGTTTTTCTTGGGATGGACGGGGAAGCTTCCCTCGCCCAACCCTGCGTGTATCCAACATAGGTGGATTTGTTTCAGGTCTTTTGGCCACCGAGGGTGACATTGTCGGCAGCACGTTTACCAGAGTTCGAACTTTCGCCCAATACCTCGATAATGGTGATACACCAGACCCTACGGCAGCTTTTCCTGAAGAACGGTTCACCGTGAATCAGCGAACGAACCACACAAAAACATTTATCGAGTGGGAACTGGCGTCGGTTTTCGAGTATATCGGCGTCGGGCTGCCCCGCCGTCAGTGCATTCGAGACGTGTGCACGCATACTTACCGCAAATGGGATGGCTCGGCGTTTGATACGACGAATACGTCTTGCCCATACACGGGAACCGATTATTTTGATGAACAGGATAACCCGGTAGCCGCTCCTTCGGATGACAAATGTTCAAAAACTTTGGCTGGGTGCCGCCTTCGTTTTGGGGGCAATTCGGTTCTACCTACTCGACAATTTCCGGGGATAACCAAGCAGCGCATATGATAACCGAATTTTCCAAGTTTGATCTCGGCCTCATTAGTTACGCCGAAAAATTCCCAAATCAGGAGGTATGTGGCTACATCTCTACGGAGGATGAGATTGTTTGGGTAGAAAATACCAGCAAAAATCCGTCAGACAGTTTTTCCGGAAAATTCCCGGACGAATATAAAGCCATTGTCCACTCACACCCAGACGGACCATACTTCCCCTCCGAAACCGACATGCGGCAGCAAATTGCGTCAGCGGTTCCTTGGGGGATCATAGTTCCTCACCCTAAGCATAAAACCGTGATTTGGTTTGGAGATGGCGTATCTTACCCAATAATGGATCGAACATTCGTTTACGGCGTTACGGATTGTTACAGCCTTCTTCGAGACATTTATCTGGTTTTTTACGATTTACGTCTAAACGAGTTTCCCCGGCGCTGGGCGTGGTGGGAAGGGGCCAAGGAAAACCTGTATTTAGACAATCTAGTTCCCGAGGGCTTTCATCAGACCAACATATCTGATATACAGCCCGGAGACCCTATATTGTTTCGAATACGCTCTCAAGTCCCAAACCATGTCGCGGTTTACATTGGTGATGGGCTTATGGTACACCATCTGTGCGGCAACGTTCCGTTTGACCCGACGCGAAAACCAAAGATTGAACCAGTCTCAAGATGGCTGAATATGGCACCCACGGTGGTTACACATGAAAAAGATTTGTCTTTCCGGAAGATTAGCCAAGAAATTCTCACCGCAATATAGCCTAGATGTGCGAGACCCCGCCGAAGCAATCCAAGCGCTTTGCTATATGGTTCCGGGCTTTGAAAAAAGTCTACGGGAGGGGTCTTATACGGTAACGCGTGTTTACCCGGATCGTGAAGAATACATAGGCACAGAAGAAGTCGAAAAGGACGCGCTCCATGTGTCGTTTGGCACCAGTACCGGGCTTCGCATTGTTCCTGTAGTCGCAGGCGCTCGTCGTGGGTCCGGTAAAGTTGTTCTTGGCGCACTATTGGTGGCCTCTGCCTTTTTCACGGGAGGGGCTACTTTGGGATTGGGGGCAACCGCCGGTACAGTCTTCGGAACCTCGATCACATACGGCAACATAGCAACGCTTGGGGCGACTCTTCTTTTGCAGGGTGCTTCGTCGCTTCTTGCCCCAACCCCAAAAGGGCCTGTTGATCCAAACGAATCTTATGTTTTCTCTGGTTTGGGGAACACCAGCACTCAAGGTGTTGCAGTGCCTCTTGTATTTGGGGAGTGCTTCACCGGATCGGTAGTCATTTCAACGGGCCTTGTGGCCGAGGATAAAGACGATGGCTGATATTTTTGGTCAAAAGGGTGGCGGCAAGGGTGGCTCCGCTCCCGTAGAATCTCCGAACACGCTCAGTTCTACGGCAACTGCGCGCATTGTTGACTTGGTGTCAGAAGGCCCGGTTGTGGGCCTTCAAAACGGTCTAAAAGACATTTTCTATGATGACGTTCCCCTTCAGAACGATGACGACACGTTCAATTTTTCTGGACTGACTATTTACACGAGAGAAGGTCTTCCAGATCAGGCGCATATTCCCGGTTTTCCAGAAGTTGAAACCGAAATATCAGTAAGCGCACCCGTAACTACCACAATACCAGTAACCCGAACCGTTTCTGATGATTCGGTGGATGCCGTACGTTTCCGGCTCCAAGCTGGTCCACTGTTCGAGGTAGAAGATGACGGGGACATCAAACCCACAGAAGTGACATTGCGCATCAGCGTTCGAAACAACGGCGGATCGTTTGTAGAAGAGCGTCTAGTCACGATTTCTGGCAAGTCCTCCGGGGCATACGAGAAATCCATACGCGTGGAACTGGACCAAGGCGCCCACCCTTGGGACATTCGTGTGGAGCGTGTTACTCCGGACAGCACATCCAGTCGGCTAAGCAACGCAACTACGTGGGCGAGCTATACTGAAATTGTGGACGCGAAACTATCATACCCAGACAGCGCTCTTGTTGCAACAGAGGTCAGCGCGAAACAGTTTGGTTCAAGGATTCCGGAACGAAAATATCGCTACCGTGGGCTGATAACACCTGTTCCGTCCAATTATGATCCGATTGCGCGTACCTACACGGGCGTGTGGGATGGGACATTTGTAAATGCGTGGCATAGTAATCCGGCTTGGGTTCTGTATGCCCTGATGACAAACACACGCTGGGGACTAGGCGATCTGTTAGACACGGCATTTGTCAACAAATTCGCTTTGTATGAAATCGGAAGATATTGCGACGAGTTGGTCCCAGACGGTAAGGGCGGAACCGAGCCGAGATATTCCTTTAACGGGACCATCAAAGATCGCCGTGAGGCGACAAAAGTCCTAGATGCTGTGTCATCCGTATTTCGGGGAATGATATACTGGGGGTCGGGTACCGTAAATTTTGCGCACGACGCCCCATCTACGCCTACAAAGCTGGTTACACCCGCTAACGTTCTGGACGGAGAATTCTCATATGCAAGCTCTCCATTATCTTCACGCTCGTCCAGTGTAGCCGTTACATGGAATAATCCAGAGGATTTTGGGAGGCAGTCTGTACTGGTCATTCAGGACGATTCCCTTATACAACAGTTTGGAGATAAGCGAAAATCCGTAACTGCGTCCGGATGCACGTCGCGAGGGCAGGCCCGACGTGTTGCGGAATGGCTACTGTACACGGAGGCTTTTGAATCTGAAATTGTCAGTTACCGGGCTTCTCTAGATCACGCCGACGTGCGCCCCGGACAAATAATTGCCATTTCTGACCCCATGTATTCCGGACAGCGTTTGGGTGGGCGCCTTGTCTCGTTTGATGGCGCCACCGGAACGTTCACACTAGACGCTGCTTTTGACGCCGGAGGGGGCGGCACTGGATTTTCCATAACCGTTATTTCCCCAGACGGCACTCTGTCTGAGTACGCCATTGATAGCTTGGCTCCGGGGGAGCATTCAACCGTATCAAGTGCAGCCGCGCAGTCTCTCCCATTGGGTGACCGCCCACAGGCGGGGTCTGTGTACGTCATAACTACTGATACGGTAGAACCGCGCTTGTACCGCGTTGTGTCTGTTACTGAATCTGAAGACAACGTATATACGATAAGTGGGCAATTGCATTTGCCCGGAAAGTACGCGTTTGTTGAACGTGACGTTCCGATGGACGACACCGATATTTTCCCTCCGGTAAGCGGCAGGCTTTTTGCGCCTCTGGCGCTGACCCTTTCAGGATACCGACAACCGCGCAATGGGGCTGTATCCGCTGTTCGGATCATTGCCGGATGGCAGCGGGCACCCGACTCCCGAGTTGAGTTTTACCGGGTTTGGATTAAGGAACCCGGAGCACCTGAGAGATGGGTTGCCGATACTGAAAATTTATCAATAGATATTCTTTCTGACGGTAATTCTGAAGGCGTGTACTCTGTTCGTGTATCCGCGATTAGCTACGACGGTATTACCTCTCCGTCCATTAGCCAAACCTTTGATACTGCGACCTTGGATTACGGTCTGCTGGCTCCAACAAACTGGGTTGGACAAGGCTACCATCAGACGATCACTCTGGCGGGTGATCCGTACGATAATCCGGAATTCAAGGCTTTCAGAATCTACGGTGCAACCGACACGAACGAAGACCTCACACTTCTAGGCGAGGCTAACACCAGTGTTTTTGTTCGCAGCGTTCCGGACGGTGATACATATACACGATATCGGGTTTCGGCACTGCTGCACTCGGGTCAAGAGAGCCCGCTAACCGCGTTTATTGCCGTCGTTCCAGTACCATCTAAACTCATTGATTTGGACGCGTCTGTTCAGGCGGCGATTGACAGCGCGCAAGCGGACGCGGATCAGGCACTACAAGATGCTCAAGATGCGATCAATGGTGTAGCCGGTGTGGAGGGCGAAGTAACTCAACTGCGGCTTTCGACAAGAAGTAATCTCCCAACAACTTTCGACTCAACTGACCCTTGGAATAACCTTGGGGCAGGCGACCCCGACGGTTTCGATAATCCTCTAACCGATACTTGGGGTGTAGAAAACCTATCAGGCTTAGGCAAAGTAGCGTACACTCTGGACCTGACAACTCCGGGGTCGCGGTACATATACACTAGGGGAGTTATCAGTCCCGTTGCGGGACGCACGTACCGAACCACGGTAATGGCGAGATACGTTGGAACGCTGGGCACTGACGGTAATGGAGATCGCATTTCTATTGCCATAATCGATCTTGATTCGGCGTATGCGTTTTCCGGAGTTGAGAGTTTGTCCGGATATCCTCTGACAAATACGTTTCAAACGTACACTACGCAGTTTACGGCGGATGGATCAGAAGATGCATTTATTAGAGGCGGCATTACGACTCGGCCCGACGCTACAGGAACGGGCAGAATCGAGGTTCTATCTATAGCCTTTGAAGACATCACCGATGAACAGCTTACGTCGGACGCCCTACAGTCTCTCACTGTACGCGTAACGGACAACGAAGGAGACATATCTACACAGGCGTCGGCTGTAACTTCTCTTCAGTCTGACTTGTCCTCCGCAGAGGGTGACATTCTGGCGAACTCCAGCGCCATCAATACACTTACCACACGCGTTACAGACAATGAAGGAGACATATCTACACAGGCTACTAATATATCCAGCCTCAGTTCGAGCGTTGGTGGTCTAAATTCCTCGGTCAGTGTTTTGCAAACGGCGCAAGCCGACCTTGATTCGGCACTAGCTGGTTACGTGGTAAGCGTCGAGACTAACGACGGCGGCGCTACGTTTGAGATGGTTGCCCGACAAGTATCAAACGGCCAAGAAATAAGCCGCATTCTGCTGACCGCAGACAACATCGATATGGTGGGCGACGTCGTTATTGACGGAACACTGGACATCTTGAAAAAAGGTGCTCCGGGAACGCTAAAAGCGCCGCTGAACCCTGTTGACTTTGAAGCAATTGAGACCACCACCGGCTCTTTTCAGTTCAAGACGGCAGGGTCAGCGATTGTGTATCTTTTGGGGGCCGGTGGTGGTGGCGGCGCTGCACGTGCAAATGGAAGGAATAAGGCTGCTGCCGGTGGCGGTGCCGGGGGTACATGCATAAAGTTCTTCCCTGAAGTTAATCTGTCAACCAATTACCAAGTATCTTTGGCTTCTGGTGCCCTCGGCGGTGTTGCTTCTGCTGACAATACCAGAGACCTCGGTAACAATGCCGGACAATCCCGTTTTTGGGGTCCCGGAGTAGACTTGCGCGCCAACGGCGGTACGGGCGGCAACGCCCGCAGGTCTCTGAACGATACCATCACGGCGGAAGCAGGTCTAGGAGGCAGCGCCACAGGTGGAGACCTGAACTATACCGGCGGTAGGGGCGGAAACGCTACTGCCAGCATCGAAGTTGGATGTGCTACCGGCGGCGGGGCACTAAATTTTGGCCTGAATGGAGCAGGTGTGTCCCCCAATTGCCCAGATTTGACCAACAGCGATACCAACGGCAACAACAACGCACGTCTGGTATCCTTGGAGATGGAGAATATGACGTCAGGCCCTGTACCGTTTATAAAATACGACGGTAGGGAGTTTTATGGCACTGTGGGGAGAAGAAATGAAAATAGTGATGGTGATAGTACCCGTTTTTGCGGTGGTGGTGGTGGTTGTGTGGAGTCTAATACGGGTGCTGAAGGTGGTAGGGGCGGTGACGCTATATGTTTTGTGTACTACTTCGGTGATAGGAGCTTTATTTAATGCCAGAATATCAAATAACTGGAGAGCAGGGGACAAATAGAATTGTTGCCCCAAATTTGGCTACGGCAATAGCTGTAGCCGAACCCGGCGATACGGTAGTTCTTGTGGACGATAGAGCAGACTGGCCATTACAACAGTGGCGCTCACGTGCAGTCGTTTTCAAAGCCGCTTTTTTCGAAATGCTCCTGAGAGTTCCGAGTACCGATGCAGGTTCATCACATCTGTGGGAAAGGATCGATCAAATCGCAGGTACCGAGGGAAGTCCGTATGGGGATATCACGCGACGCATGAACCTCATAACGCAATTTGTGCGAAACCATCCAGACATAGGCTTGATATTGAATTTGCTTATGACTGATCAGGGATATACTGAACAAGAGGCTACCGAGTTGCTGGACCGCATTTTTGCAGCAGCCATGGCACACGAGAAAAATTTTTCCGACGACGCCGTTAACGCCATTCTAGACGGGACCCAAAGTTTCTTGTAGTGAAGTATGTTCATCAAATATTTTCAACTTTTTGGTAAGGTTATTCGAATAAGGTGTGTTTATGCCAGTTACTCCAGACAGATACTACAAAGACCCTGTAGGGTACGCACGCAACCAGACATTGCACGCATTGCTTGGCTGGTTCAGTTTTCACGTGGTATTCTGGCTTGCGCTGCTGGGACCTGTTAATCCCATTTTTTACGCTGTCGGTGTGGCAGCTATTTACTTTGTCGTCATAGAGATTCCCCAAATTGTTGGCAGCAACAAATCTTGGGTCGTTGGAGATAGCTTGTCAGACACAATGTATGTGTGGTTCGGTGCCGCGTATGCGGCGACTGAAAGTATTATTATCTTGGCGTTTGTGACCGCAGCGCTGGCGGCTGGATGTTATTACCGATATAAAAGAGCGAGATCAGGCGAATGAACCACATCACATCGCATGAACTAGACTATGCCATAAAGGCAGAGTCCCCGAATCGCGGCGGGATTATCTACCCGCGTTTTGTCGTCATGCACTACACCGCTAGTTTCGACGTGCTTAGCGCTGTTTCCACGCTGACTAACCCAAATTCTAGAGTAAGCGCGCACGTCACAATAGATAAAAACGGGATGGTTTATCAGCATGTTCCGTTCAACGTCAAAGCGTGGCACGCGGGACCTTCGAGCTACGCCGGATATTCGGGACTAAACGATCACTCAATCGGTATTGAAATTGTAAATCCCGGATGGTTCCGTCGCTCGACTGATGGGACTTTTTATCGCGACGGCACTCTTGTTTCAAAAAGCAGGCTAGGTCCGATGATCGAGGCCCCTAACTCCAGAGTTGGAAGCGGATTACTTTATTGGCCTGAATATACTGCTGCCCAACTGGAAGCGGTCGAAGACCTGACTAAATACCTTATCGATGCGTACGACATCCTAGACATTGTCTCTCATGAGGAAATCGACACACGAGGGTGGAAAACCGATCCGGGTCCGGCTTTTCCAATGCTGCGATACAAGAAGATTCTTCCAGATCGCATTTTGGACTCGGAAAAATTTGCCGTGAACGCTCACACGCTCAATGTTCGCGGTGGACCGGGCACAAACTTCTCTGTACTGTACAAACTGCGCAAGGATGACCGCGTGAGAGCCATCGAAAAAGATGGAGCTTGGGTGCGAATCTCTGCGGATGGGTGGGTACACGGTGCATACATCCGCCTAACGTAGGTGACGCATGCTTTACGTGGTGTTTGTCGCTGTCATGTGCACTATTGTTAGGGCACGGCACCACGGGGTTCCTTGGAGTGATATTTGTGCGTTTTCTTCCAAATGGTTCAATTGGGTTATTTTTGGTAGGGACTTCTCAGAGACCTTTTCTGCGCATGTGGGTAGCCGTGTAGAGTTCAATCAAAAGCCTAGGTTTGTGTGGAGGCTTTTGGCCAGAACTCTGGATACATTATTCTGGGTAAAAGAAAAGAATCACTGCGCTGAATCTCTGGAAAGATGGATAAAAAGAAATTGGATGACCTGACAAGCATTATCAGCAATTCCGGAGATGTTGAGGCCGTAAAGGCATCTCTGGAGAGCATAAAGATAGCGCTGAATGCCTCTGCATACGACTACGCCAAAGGGGCGCTAAAAGCAGCAAATGAAGCCCTTGAAGCGGCGCTAATAGAGTCTCCTTGTTCCGTAGTTTTTGCGCGCATTCAGGAATATCAGGAATTGGCGCTCAAGGCTGAGTTTTCGGTGAAGAGTTGTTCAGCCGCGATAGACATGCTGTCTCAGGCAGAAGAAACTGGTGATGAATCAATCGATAAATTAGTGAATAAAGTTCATAGAGATTCTGTAGATACTTACGTAGTCTATTCAATGTTGGAGGGCGCCGCAACCCGTGCCCAACTGTCATTGAACACAATGCCGGATAACCCTGTCTGTGGAGCGCGCTGTGTTCCTAGCAAATTGGATATATTTGATGGATCAAAAGACCCCAAATAAAGACCCTATACAGGCTCCGGTAGACCGCGCTCGAAGATTCTTTTTCGTATCGCGTATGGTTGGATTTTGTATGCTGGCATCATTGGGTGTCGTTTTGGCGGCTGGTATGGGATATCTAGGCGCAGCCCCAAATCTTGCACAGATGTACGTTCAGTCACTTGTGGCCACCGGTACTGCTTTGTCTCTTGCGTATATTGGCGGCTCCGTGATAGACTACAATGGCGGCATTGGTGGCCTTGTTCGCGGCCTTGTTAAAAACAGGGATCAAGGATGATTGGAGCAATTCTTTCAATTAAACGGTTTCTTAACCCAAAGAGACTACTTTTAGGTGTTGGGTTTGTTGTTGCATCCACAGTATTGTGGAATGTGTGGGGTTTTGTGGATCAGGCGATGGAAGATCGCCAAAGGGTTGTCCAGCAGAATCTACAATTGGAACTTCGGCAGAGCGAAATCGATACATTACAAACTAGGCTCGACCAAGCAGAACGTGCGTATGAAATATCAAAAGAAGCACAAGACGCTGCGGAAGCCAGAGAAGAACAATTGCGGCGAATTCGAGATACTGCTTTACAAACGGGAAGTGACGATGACGGGCCAATTGCGCCGGTGCTTGGTGAGACTCTTAGGGCCTTGCGTGGCGATAGCAGTCCTTAGCGGATGTGCTGGGATAACTTCTGGTAATACCAAGTATTCGGAACACACAAATTTTCAAACTCGTGTGTACGTTCCTAGTATACCGTATCACAATCTTGAATGCCCAACTGTCCCGATTCCGCCTAATCCGGATACTGCCACGCAACGCGACATAGCGATATATTTGCCAGAAGTCATCGAAATAGCCGAGCACTGTCGTCTAGACTTGGCCGTAGTTCGAGACATTCTGAATCAAGCACAGGAATAACCGTGGAAACTGTGGTATGGCTGTCCCTACTTTTAGTTTTTTCGTTGCTGTACTTCCAATAATAGGCCACCACGCACAAAAAAGCCCTTCTCCAAAAAAGGAAGAAGGGCTATCAATTAAGTGGGGAGACCCAGAGACCTAGACTCCTGTGGACCCGTATCCGCCAGCGCCCCTCTCTGTTTCGTCTAGGTTATCGACCAAAACAAAATCAGCCACACTTACCGGGGACACGACCAGTTGTGCGATTCGGTCTCCATGTTTGATTACGAATAGTTCCGTTCCCGTGTTCAACAGGATCACGCCTAAAGGACCACGGTAGTCACAGTCAACAGTTCCCGGAGCATTGACGACCGTAATCCCATTTTTCAGTGCAAGACCGCTGCGCGGACGTACCTGTACTTCGTATCCGTCTTCGACGGCAATCGCAAGACCGGTAGGAACCAAGACTCGTTCTCCCGGTGCGAGGTTGTATGCGCTATACCCAGCACCACCAAAGTTTGCGCGAACGTCTGCGCCAGCGGCACCGGCAGTCTGGTATTCAGGAAGCTCGACAGACTGGTCGGCATCGGGAAGCCACTTGAAGCGCACAGTCGGGTTAGCCATTGTTTAGATACTCCTTCAATTCTGCGTAGCCGCCCACAAGGCGGACGCCGTGGTAAATGATTGGAACGGTGCTCATTTCAGCATGATCCGCCGCTTCGCGCAAGTCCGATTTTTTGAGCGGGCGCAAGTTATACCGTAGCCCTTTTTCGTCCAGTAGCTCCGCTGCTTTGTCACACCACGGGCATGGGAATCCTGCCCGTGTGATTACCGTGTACTTTGCGTAGCTGTATTTCATTTCATCCAAACCCATCTATCCTTTCCGCAATCCCAAATTCTTCCGAAGCCTGCTTCTTCCATCATTTCCCGTTCCGTCTTATCTGGATCATACAGTTCAGGAAA